TTGAGCGTAGGGTTTATAAGATCGATACGGACCCGTTCAGCGATGCGGACAAGAAAGCTCGAATAACTGTAAGTTTTGAATAATGACTGAAGTTAAGATCCCCGCAAGGTTTCCTCAGAAGCTTAAGTTTCTGTTTGATCCTTATCGTTATAAGATCGCATATGGCGGTCGCGGGTCAACTAAGTCGTGGTCGTTTGCGAGAGCGTTGTTGATTAAAGGTTCTGAAAAGCAATTGAGGATACTGTGCACCCGTGAAGTTCAGAAATCTATCGAACAGTCGGTGCATCTATTGCTTAGTGATCAGATCAAGATGTTAGAGTTGGAGTGGTTCTACAGAATAACAGACACAGAAATAACTGGAATTAACGGGACGCAATTTAACTTTGCCGGCCTATCGAATATTACAGCAGCGTCGTTGAAATCATACGAAGGTGTGGATATCGTATGGGTAGAAGAGGCCCAAACCGTGACGAAAAAATCTTGGGATACTTTGATACCTACGATTCGTAAAGATGATTCTGAGATATGGGTAAGTTTTAACCCGGAACTGGACACCGATGAGACTTACGTTCGTTTCGTTATTAATCCTCCGCCTAATTCGCACGTATGTTTTATCAACTATAGCGATGTTCCGGGGTTCTTCCCGAAAGTTCTAGAAGAAGAACGTAAACACTGTGAGATTGTAAACGTAGAAGATTACCCGACGATATGGGAGGGTAAATGTCGATCTGCGGTAGTGGGGGCGATTTACGCTAAGGACGTGGAACTTGCGGTACGTGAAAACAGAATAACCAACGTCCCTTACAATCCTATGCTTAAAGTTCATTGCATATGGGATCTCGGATGGAACGATTCGATGTTCATCATACTTGCGCAGAAAGTGCGGTCAGAGATAACTATTATTGAGACGATCGAGGATAGCCATAAGACTATTGATTGGTATGTGTCAGAATTACAGAGCCGCCGATACAATTGGGGCTATGATTTCCTGCCGCACGACGGATTCCATAAGGATTATAAAACAGGCAAGAGCGCCGAAGAGATACTAAAAGCTTTTGGTCGTAAAGTTAAGCCCATTCCTGATGTTGGGGTCGAGGACGGTATAAAGGCTGCGAGGATGGCGTTTAGGCAGGTGGTATTCGATCGCAATAAGTCTGCTAGATTGATTGAGTGCCTGAAGCGTTACAAGCGGATTATAAGCCGTAACGGTGAGCCAGGTTCTCCGCTTCATGACCAGTATTCGCACGGTGCTGATGATTTTAGATATCTGGCATTGGTAGCTGAGCAAATGACAAATGAGGATGAATCCGTTCGTAGGGTTCCAATTAAACCACGACAACCGGCGGTAGCTGGAATGGGGATGTGATATGCCACAAGTAAAGAATACAACGACGACGGCCTACGCTGCGAGTCTGGTAGTTTCGTCAACGCCTAAAACTCGTTTATGCGGTCTGAGCGGATACAACTCAAAGACCTCTTCGCAATTCATACAGATTCACGATGCAGCGAGTCTGCCCGCCGATGCGTCAGTTCCTAAAGTCGTGTTCGAGGTTGCTGCGTCAAGCAAGTTTGCGATTGATTTTGGGGCTAACCCTAGAACGTTCGATACTGGAATCGTCGTATGTAATAGTTCCACAGCACCTACCAAAACGATCGGATCAGCGGATTGCTGGTTTGATGTGCAGACTATGCCGGCCATCTACTAATGTTAGACATAACGCCTGAAGTACTCGAAGAGTTGCGCGAGCAACTAGCGACCGAGCGCGAAAAGAAACTTGACGCTCTTGGTGGAGTTATCGCAAAGCTTCGTGATGAAGCCGTCACAGCAAGGCGTGAGTCGGGGTTCGAGCGGCAATGGAAAGAGGATGAAGAGTATTACGAAGGTATTGATGATCTTAATCGCAATACTAATCAATACATCAAGCCGCGTTCCGATACCGGTGGTCTTACTCAGAACAAAGTTAGCGTATCGGATAGCCAGTGCGTAGAGTTCCTTAATATTACTCGACCGTTCGTTGACGCCGCGAGTGCTCGCGCTGGCGACATATTACTTCCGGCGACAGCTTGGAATTTTAATATTAAAGCAACCCCGATACCTGAATTTGAGGAAAACGAGGATAGCGATAAGCAGATTGTCGACCCCAAGACCGGCCAGCCGTTCGTGCTTGGTGACGTTATTAAAGATCGTAACAAGCGAGTAGGCGAGACGGTCGGTAAGGCTAAGCGTAGGTTAGAGGATTGGTTGATTCAATGTGGCTATAAGAGAGAATGCCGTAAGGTTATTGACGGTGCTGCGATGGTCGGGACTGGTGTATTGAAGGGGCCGTTTCCTGATAAGCAGACTACTAAGATAGTTAAAGATTCAACCCTTGTCGTTGAAGAAACGATCGTACCTAAGTCTAAATATATTAGCCACTGGGATTTCTTCCCCGATATGAATTGTGGTGAGGATATACAGGACGGCGACTATGTATTTGAGCGGTCTTATCTGACCGCTAGGCAACTGTCCGGCTTGATTGGCGTGCCTGGTTACGAAGAAGATGCGATACGTAGGGTACTCGAGGAAGGTCCCGGTATGCGTAACGAGCAAGGCAAACGAACGGAAGGTGATGATCGCTTCGAGGTCTGGTATTACTACGGCACTATTAAATCGCATGAGCTTAAGGAGCTTGATTCCAAGTATGCAGATGGTTGCGGCGATGACGAGGATGATCAGACTTATGTCAACGCCATCATAGTATTGGTAAACAAAACAGTGATCAAAGGGGTCAAGAACCCATTAGATCACTACGGCTACCCGTTCGACGTCATGATATGGAAGCGCGTACCGGGCAAGCCGTTCGGTATCGGTGTAGCCCGCGAAGGTCGTGTTGCTCAGAAAACTGTACTCGCTTCGTTTCGTACATTAATGGAAAACATGGGTCTCGCTTCGATTCCAATGATTGCGATATTGCGCAGCGCAATTGATCCGGCGGACGGCGACTGGACGTTGCGCAAGGGTAAAGTGTGGGATATCAAAGAGGATTCCGGTATTACCAATATTAACCAAGCGATTCAGACGATTGTTATCCCTGCGATGCAAGCCGAACTTCAAGCTTTGCTAGAGCTGGCCATGAAGATGATGGAAGATTCGACCGGCATAACTTTCTTGATGCAAGGACAACAAGGGTCGGCTCCTGATACTGTCGGCGGTATGCAAATGATGCTCCGCAGCGCGTCGGCGGTATTGCGACGTGTCGCTAGGATCTACGACGAGAACGTGACTGAGCGGCATATCCCAAGGTACTACGGTTGGTTATTGATGTACGGCGAGGACGAAGAGAAGGGCGATTTGATGATTGAAGCCTCAGGCTCATCACAATTGGCTGAGCTTGAAATGCAAGCGATGCAATTGCCGGCAATCATCCAAATGGCAATGAATCCGTCGTTTGAAATGTCTCCGCGTAAAGCTGCACAAGAACTGCTTAGGGCGTTGCATTTCGACCCGAACAAGTTTGATCTTGATGAGGATGAGAAGCAGAAAATGCATGAGGTTCAACCTGCTCCCGATCCACGTATTCAGGTTGCTCAAATCAAATCTGAAACAGATAAAGAAATTGCCGCACAGAATGCGCAACTTAAGCAACTTGAAATTAAAACCGATATCGATCGTGATGCGGTATTTGAGCAAGGCGTCGCTGCTAGGACTCAGGCTACGCTTGATGTCAAAGCCCACGAATTGGAACTAAGACGCGAGTTAGCGTTACTCGAATACGCAAACCGCGAGAAGATTAATTTGAACGATGCGAAAGTTCAATTGGCGCGAGATGCGATGAAGATCAATTCCACAAAAGAACTGGCAGCCATGAGCGCCCCGGCTAGTGCGTTACCTAAACCTCCAGTCGAACCGCCAGGGTTAGCCGAACCAGGTAGGAGTTTTACACAATGAGAGCGAAACGTAAAATTATCGGAGGTGTCGAGTATATCGTGCTCGGTTCGACGATTGAAAGGGTCGGTTTTACTGTTACGAAAAAATCGTATACAACCACTAAAGGAGTAGTTCTGGTTGAGAACGGCAAAGTTACACACGCTGATGGCACAATTACTTGCGAATAAGAATGAAACTAACCGACGAACAGATCCGTAGCCCACTGTGGCAAGCGTTGCGTAAGGAGTGTGAAGGCAAGTTAACCACTTTGCGTAAGCTTAACGATGCGCATAAGAGCGACATTGATACCGCTTCGCTACGAGGGAAGATATCAGTTTATAAAGAATTTTTGCGACTCGATCCTGATTGGAAAGAGTAGCGTAAAGTGACACCGAGAAACCCGCCTAGTGCGGGTTTTTCTTTTTGTAAAACAGTGACCGGGAGGCCGCGAAATGGAAGCAGAAAAGCAAGAGTTTGAAGAGGCGTTTCAAGCAGCAATGAGTGACGAGGTGATCGAGGACGTGAAGCAGGTTGAGGAAACCCCTCCCCCTGAAGCGCCGGTAGAGGAAGAACCTGTCGCACCTGAGAAACCTGAGCGTGTTGAGGTGATTGAGGGCTTTACTAAGGAGGAACTTAAGGAGCATTTGGCTTTAATTCCGAAATTGCAGAAAGCGCTTGACACAACGAACGGAACTTATGGGGCGAAACTCGCTGAGTTGAATAAAGCCATTGAAGTACTTAAAGCGGCTCCGACCGACGCAAGTGCTCCGGCAGGAATTACCTTGGATTCGTTGAAGCAAGAGTATCCCGACATTGCCGAACTTCTTGCGAAAGATTTAGCAGGGCGGGTAGATGTGGAATCGGTAGTTGAGGCGAGACTCGCTAAAGAACGTGAGGAGCGTGAGGCTGAAGCAATTGAGGCTTCTCGTAAGCGTTTGGCGAGGGTTCACCCCGACTTCCGCGAGATCGCTTTATACCAAGTTGAAGATGGCATCGTGAGATTCCCTGATTCTAAATTTGGCAACTGGCTGGCTAACCAACCTAAAGACAAATATGAGGCGGTGCTTGCATCAAAAGACCCTGACGAACTTAGTGACATTCTGACTGAGTATAAAAAGTCGCTTGTCGCCCCTGTTGTAGAGAATAAAACGGCCGTGCTCGAAGCTGCCATTTTACCGAAAGGTACTATGCAGCAAGGTAGGGCGATGACTGATAAGGAAATAGAAGAGGCTGCATTCCGTGCGGCTATGGCAGATTAACTAATAAGGAGTTTCTAAAATGACGATTCAAACGTTAAATTCTCCAGCGATGCGGCGAGGTATTATCCTCGGTAAAATGCTGAAGCGCGCGTACCCGGTGATTTCATTGGGTACTGTCGGTATCAACGATGATTTCCAGCGTAATCAAGGTGAGACTGTTAAATACCGTCGTGTATTGCCGAAGGGCGGTACTACTACGCAGCCTAACAGATTCTTCCAAGATCTGACCGCTGTCGATCGTACTCAAGCGTATGTTGCGACGCACCTGGCATCTGAGGGCGTAACTCCGACCGCTGAAACCGTATCGGTGCAAGATATCTCAGCGACCGTTGTGCAATACGCAGTGTTGTACGGTTACACCGATAAAATGTTTGACTTAGGCGAGGATGATTATCCTAACGAGATGGTCAAGCTTGTCGGCGAACGTCTGGGTCTGGTGATGGAAATGGCGCTGTTCGGTGTGCTGAAAGCTTGTACCAACCGATTCTATGGTGGTACAGGAACAAGCCGAGCGACAGTTAACGGCACCATTAGCTTGACCGGCCTTCGTAAGATTGCCAAATCACTGAATGCTAATCACGCTACCACAATTAGTCGTATGATGAAGCGCGGTAAAGCTGGTT